GCAAGATGCTTGTGGAGGTGATTCGTGCTTAATTATTTCACTTTCGCAAACAGGACAAACAGGCTCGAACCTGTCGAAAAATTCATCCCAGAATGGCATATCGTCTGGATAATTACTCGCCATAGTCTAATCCGTCCGTCAAACCTTGTTTTAGAGCTTTCAGAATGCCTCTAGCGTTTGGTTCGAACTGTAACAGATCCAGCCTCAGATCCACGTCTTTTTTCCAATTTCGCTGGCCATATTCGATACCACATTTAATTTTGATTTGGTTCAAAACTCCAGCGGTGGTGTGGGAATAAGTAACCCGTTCCAATTGTTCGTTGGGCTTTCGATAGATTCCCCTGACTATTTTCATTTTTCCTCGCTTTGCAGTTTATCAAGAAGTTTAAGGATGGAACGGATCATTTGCTCGTCGCAATCATCCACATCGTGCGAGTCATAATGTTCCAAGACTTTGACTAACGTCATCCACGCTAAAAGTAGTTCTGTTCTGGTTGGTTTCATGCTGCTACCGCCTTTTTGTGAACAATTGGCATAACATCAGAACGATTTTTGTAATGGCGAAGATCCCAGTCCCACGTTGCAATCAATTCTGGATTTTTGCCCCAAACAGGCATGACCAATTCAACGTTGACAATCTTGTCGATCCTTAACTCAACAAACCCAGTCGCATAACCATCGTCAGTGCGCCCACCTGTGCGACACCAACCTTGCTTGGCAACCTTTGACCAATAAAGCAGGCCCTTCAGTTGGCCCTTTCTCTTGCCTTTGGCGTAACGTGGAAGTGAGTCAACAACCTCGTCACCAAAGTAACGTCTTGCCATAGCTTCGATAAAGTCGTTCGACATCCATCCGTGGCGGGAATAATACTCAGCGTGATTGACTGACATATATCTCCTCCGGCCTCTTACGCGGCGCTCTCTGTGTATGGTGCGTCGAACAAAAAGAAATGCTCGAGTTTGATCGGAAACCAATCAGCGACCCAGTTGTCGCTATCGATTGCTGCCTTGGGGAACCACGCTTCGCTCGCGTTGCCAGCAAGCAGGATTGCTTTAGCGGTTTCGCGTACCACCTTCACCGTGGTGTCGCCGTGGCGGCTATGCTTGATCGTGATTACTTCCATCGTCGTGATTTTGATTGTTTGCATTGCATTGCTCCTTAGTTAGGGGATTCCCTTAATCCCTGACTTTTATCATAATCCGATGAATACTAATGTCAACACTTTTATTTACCTTTTTTATGATGCTTTTAATAACTTAACCCGCTCCTTAGCCAGGCGGTAACGCTTCAGATCGTTGTAGGTGATTCGCGAGCCTTTCCGTTTCTCGTTTTCGAATATCTCAATGAAAAACAAATCCTCTTCTGCCTTCTCAATCACTGCGCGAGGAATCTCATTCTTCTTGGGATCTCTGAACAATAAGCTAACAGGCAATTTCAACGCCCTCATCACCTCGATTCCGTTTGCCTGGCATCCGAAACAATGCATCAAGACTCGATCAGATTCTTCCTTTATCGAAAGGCTTGGATTTTTGTCTGGATGTGCTGGGCATATCGCCCACAGTTTTCCCGCTTTTTTATTGACTCCTTTCAGATGAGGCAGAATTTCAGATAACACTTTTGATCCTTTTTATTTGAAGATGAGTGATGTGATTCTTCACGTCATCCGAGATGTGAATGGTTGATTGCGGTTTTATAGCATTCGGCCAGACGCCAAATTTACTCTTGTAGGCATGAGAAACCCATCCAGTCTTATAGCCCTTCTTCCGAGCATAGAATTGGAATTCTCCCAACCAACGTTCTTTGTCTTTTGTTGAAAAGTCACGATTATTTTTCTTCAGTTCTTTGAGAATTTGATCATCGGACTTCAGAACTTGTTTTGGGGGACGCTCATAACCGCAGACACACTTTACAACGTAATGTTGAAAACAAAGTGGACAAAGCCACAAATCAGCCTCTTTCTTTTCTTTTATCAACTCCCTTTCGTTATATCGCTTTTCTCCATCGTCTAATCGATCAGGCACTATCGACTCTGGAAAGCCATGTCGCTGGATGTTCGATGCGTGATCAAGATAAATAGCCTGCGTCTTGTTCGGATGTAACCTCATGATCCTGCCCGCTCTTTGTACAAATGAGATCAGGCTTTTCGTAGGCTTTAAGTCAATTAAGGTTTGGACTTTAGGTGCGTCATAACCCGTATTCAGTAGTTGCGAGCAACTTAAAACTTGAAAGTCACCCTCATCATGACTTTCATAAATTATTCGCCGCTCTTCCTCGTCCATGTAACCATCGATGTGCTCTGCTGTGATTCCTGCTTCGCGGAATATCTGAACCAGTTTCTTCGACGTTTTAATTGATGGACTGAAAGCAATCGTCTGCCCCTTGCCAAACCTTTTGAAGTTTTCAACGATATCCCCCACAAGTTTTTGATCTTCTTCCGTAGCCTTGGCAAGACTTTTTGGATCGTAATCTACGCCACCAGTTGGCAAACGTTTCGTCTCCACGTTTTTTAAGTCAACGGATGTTCCGCCGTAGTATTTGACGGGACATAAATATTCTTTATCCAATAACTGCTCTGTTGTGATCGGAACAATCAAGTCCTGGTAATACCTACCCAAACCCTTTGAATATGGCGTAGCACTTAAACCAATGAATATGACTTTGGAGTTTTTGCTCATTAATTCGCTGAAATGTTTGTAATGCGTATGACACTCATCGATCACCGCTACGTGAAAGATTGGTTGGTACTTTCTGCGAGCTAGCGTTTGGACAGAAGCAATTTGAATGTCGGCATTTGGATTCGTTCGCCAGTGATCACCCTGCATAACGCCAACTCGAATCCCCGCTCGATCAAACTCATCCAGCGCTTGCTGTACTAGCTTCACCCTGTCGCAAATGAGTATGCCTTTCTTTCCATTTTTAGCAGTGTTCTTCAAAATCTCCATTGCGACTCTTGTTTTGCCGAATGAGCAGGGCGCTGCCAGGATGACTCTACTATTCCCCTTTTTAATTGAGTGTCTAATCTGGCTAATCGCTAACTCTTGATGCGGCCTCAGCACAATGCGTCTCCTATTCTTTTGAGATTGTCTTTGCTCCAAAAAACCATGCCATTCTTGCAGTGAGGCTTTGGCCCACAGCGATGATTCTCGTTATTTCGAAGATACCTCAAATCTTGAGCGAATAATCCAGAATCACTTTTTTCTGAATCTTTAGCAGTACCACCGCGATGATTGAAAATCAGATAAATCGGGATGTCGATCTTTCTCATGATTTCGAGGTAATCGTTGTAATGACTAAGATCGATACCCGTTGTCCATCGCTCTGTGATTCGATGCCATGTGAATGCATTTTTGTTTTTTGCTTCGACGAAAAAACATTTTCCGGTTTCGCTCATTGCAAGCATATCTGGCGCGATCACTTTACGCTCGACTAAATGAAAAACTGGACCACCTATTTTTTGCTCTTCTTTTTCATAAACAGGAAGTATTGAGTACCCTTTCTTCTTAAGCCATCTGGCAATAAGCGTTTCTGCGACTTGGCCGATTTCTAATTTATCGAAAAAGTTTTTTTCCATTTACGTTTCCTTTGGACGCAGTGCGGCTTTTTCCCTTTTGCAAGAGACAGGCATATCATTCGTTAGATGACTTAGCCTTGACGTCTCTGGATCGCAAGATCCGGTACTCATGTGCTTTCGCTTTCCAACGTCGGGCGCAACCCCGACATTACCCACTTGGGCCTTCTGCATTTTTGGGACGTGAATCGGGACAAGCCGAGTCCTACAACGTGTTCACGGATTAGCGCTATCTGCAATGCTGGCACGCTTCTGCCAGACGCATGATCAACGGGGTGACTAGTTTTGACTAGTTTGTGACTATTCATAAACAGTCACGCATAGTCTTGAAGGGATTTGCTATAGGTGGGATAATAACAGCCGTGTCGGTTTGCGCACGGTTGTCTTTATCACCATTCTCAAATCGGCCTTCAGGGGTTGGCAGCCCCGCCGACACATTCAATATACTCTAGTCTAACTCTTGAATCAACCGTTCCAAATACCATTTAGCCTTTTCAAGATCCTGCTTGGCGTTGTTCTTGTATTTGTGACGGTGAATGTACTTTAAGACGTTCCCCTCCAGGTAGCCCTTAAATCCAGATCCCAACTGCTGCTTGATGTAATCAATCGCCTCAATTCCGCCCTTGTTATAATGCGGTGGCTTATTGATTAGGTTCCAGTCCTTCTCGCTGGCGTTGTCGATACTTTTTGACTGTTGATGAGATTGTGCT